ATGGTAAGGATGAAGATGAAAAAGAAAATAGACATTGAAATAATCGATAAAAAGCAGATCCCGCAGAGCGAGCCGGAGCGTCAGTATTACTTTATGGACATTGCTAAAAATTATGTGGAACAGCTCTCTGCAAAAAAAGGCAGTCCGCTGACCTTTCATGTCACGACGTTCGGCTGTCAAATGAATACCGAACACGAGATTGAAAAAGCCGCTTAAACGCGGCTTTTTTGTTTAGGGTAGAAATATAAGGGCAGAGGGTTAAAACGGGCAGGACGGGGCGCAGGAGAGCGCAGACGGGGCATTTTACACGGTGGCGTCGTCCTGATAGACAAAGCGGTTTCGAAGTCCGTTTTTGAATACAATTTCGACGGGATCCCCATCCTTTATCGTGATATGATCCACAATCATATTGACGAAATTCTTCAGGACGAGGGCGTCAACGGACGCGGCAAAGTCCGAATAGACGATATGATCCGCACCTTGCAGACGGTAGGACAAAAGGAACGACGAAGCGGAGTTCACAAACGACAGTTCCGCCGCCGCAGAATACGATTCATCGGTCAGGGCGTCGGCGATCTTGTTATTGATCCGCGTCAGTTGTTCCGTAAGTTCGGAACGGGTGGAAAGATATTCCGCTTCGGACATGGCGTCATCATCGAATAGATACGCCTTTTTCAGACGGTCGAGGGCGCGGGACAGTCTGGCGGCTTCCGTCCGAAGTCCTGACAGTTCCGGGGCGTCCTTTTTATCGGAATCAGGCGGCGCAGGAATATATGTCACGCCGGAGCCGGGCGCAATCGTTCCCCGGATCGCCTGATAGATAATATCCAGATCGGACGGATCAATGTAGCGGATCCGCGAAAATTCGTCCCCGGATAACAATATCTGTTCCAGATCGGCGGGCGTTCCTATTTTGGCGCGGCTTTTTGTTGCCTGAACCAGATTCCGAACATAATTGAAAAAGAACGCCCCGATCACGACGTCAGACGCCCCGGACGCGTCACAGGCGCGATATGTACGCCGGGACGTACAAACATATAATGACGGCTGAAAACCGTTCAGACGCTTTTTGTCAAGGCGGCTAACCTGAAAAGACGCGCCGCAGTAGGCGCATTTCAATATTCCACCAGTAAATATATGGACGTGTTTCTTTATATGCGGGTTTTTATGAATGTCGTGTTTTTCGGCGTTGTCTTTTATGATAGCGTTCACACGATCCCAAAGATCAGGATCCACAAGCGGGGGAAACACGCCGGGCAGATAGACAACTTCGTTTTCCGGCTTTTTTGTTCCACGCGCGGATCCGCGATAGTTATATCTGTAATCGCCTTTATTCATGGGATTTTTCAGGAAATTCAGGATCGTTGTCGTCGTCCATTTACCGCCGCGCTTCGTCTGGATATCATTGTCATAACAATAATCGCGGACTTTTGCCGTCGAATGTGTTTCATCATACACGCGATAGAGAGTCAGCGCCTTTTCGAGTTCGACGGGATCATGTTCCGGGAATTCCGTTTCGGGGTTCCATTTCCACCCGAACGGCATACGCGCCCCGTTCCACTTCCCGGACATGGCGCGGTCGAGCATTACGCCGATGACACGTTCAGACGTCAGTTTCCGTTCCAGTTCTGCAAAAACAAGAATGATTTTCAGGACGGCTTCGCCGATTGCGGACGAAGTGTCGAACTGTTCATTTAAGGATATGAAAGTCACGCGGTATTTTTTGAATTCGTCATACATCACGGAAAAGTCAACCAGATTCCGGGATATGCGGTCGATTTTATAAACGACGACGTGGGATATTTCCCCGGCGCGGATCTTTTTCATCATGCGGAGGAACGCCGGGCGGTCGGTATTTTTGCCGGACTTCCCGGCGTCCTCAAAAAGTTCCATTTTTTCGGCGTGTAAGATATGTTTACAATATGCCGACAGTTCTTTCTTCTGAAACGGCAGGGAATCCTTGTCGATCTGATACCCGGTCGAAACGCGGGTATATAATGCAACTATTTTCTGTTCATTCATGGTTTGATTCCTTTTCAAAAAAATATTATTGTTTCGGGTTGCGCCGTTTCCTGATTCCGAAATACAGGCAGACGCCGCCGATCAGAAGTCCGATAATTCCGTTTGAAACGGCAATAGAAAAGCCATTCACGCCGCCGATCAGGAACAGGACGCCGATCACAATCAAGGCGATCGAAGCCGCGCCGCCCTTTTTCTTTTCAGGAGTGGCAGCAGGGGACGGGACGGATCCAGAATAGGCAGATCCGGCAGCAGGGGACGACGTGGCAGAAGGGGGAACAGGCGCGACTTCTGGTTCCCGCTCTGCCTGACGTGTGTATATGTAAAGATCGGCAAAAAGTTCGCAGGAATCTTTTTCAACCTTTAATTTGTCGTCATCCTCATAAAGACGTTTATACTTACCGCCGCCGATCTCAACCTTTACATGGTCAAAGTCGGGAGATTTCAGCAAATTCTTTACATGACTGCAGGAGCCGCGTTTGACATACCCGATCAGAATTCCTTTAACTTCAACACGGACGGCGTTCGGATCATGTTCGTTCGTGGGTTCTGGAACGAGTGAAGCGTTGCAATCATCGAAAGAATATTCAAATACGCGATCGCCGACGTCGTATGTTTCGGAAAGTTCCTTCACGGACAACAAATAATCGTCGTTTTCATAAGCAATATCTTTCATTATGGAATCTGAATAATGAGAAACGCCTGCAACTTGAAATTTTTCTTTTTTATAATTCATAAAAACACATCCTTTCTTGAATATAGTTTAATATGTATCATCCAGACCGAGAGAACGAAGGAACATATTCCGTTCGCCGTCTGATAATAGCCTGAAACGCATTATAATTTGACGTTCAAGCGGGGAAAGCAAAATATTTTCGTCATCAGAAACAGGGTTCGCGCTATCTTCCCAACCCATAAGAAAACCGGGAGAACAACGAAGAACACGGGAAAGTGCTTCTATTTTATCAATACCCATGTTTTGAATTTCGCCGCTTTCATATCTTGAAACGGTTCCTTCCGAAACGCCTAACGCCTTTGCGACTTGTTTCAAAGTTAAATCTAATTCCAGACGCCGCCGCTTTATAATCTCTTGAACACTCACAATTACACCACCTTCCATATTTCAATGAACACATCAATAATATAATAAAACTTGCAAAAATGCAATAAAAACTTACGGAAAAGAAAAAAGCTTGTTGACAATGCAAGTTTATGTGTTATTATACATAATATAAAGACTTGCGTATCCGCAAGAAGAAAGGAGAAAATAACATGGTAGATATCAAAGAAATTAAAGCACAGTTGAAGCGGGCGGGAATGACACAAACGGAACTTGCACGAAGCGTTGAAATGGATCCTTCCACACTGAATAGAAAGATCAATAATTCAGAAGGCGAAACGCTGACCGTAAAAGAAGCAACACAGATTGCGGAAACGCTTAAAATCCCGCGTGATATGCTGACGAATATTTTTTTTGCTTCAAAACTTGCGGAAACGCAAGCGACAGCATAAAAGAAAGGGGCGCAAAACATGACACATGAACAAATTCAGGAATGGACGAAAAAAAAAGATCAGGCGGCGTTCGAGGTGGCAAGAATGGCAGTAGGAATAAAAGGCGTCACGTTTGCCGGGGCGTTGGATATTCTGGAACGCGCAAAAAAGCAGATCGAAAGAGAAATGAGACGTCAGGTAGCAGTCGCACCAAAGGAAGCGGTGGACGAATGGGGGGAACCGTTAAAAATAGAAAAGTCCGACGAGGGAACGCCGGACATTTCTAAAAATGATTAGCCGTTTAATGAACGATCGCCAGTATCGACTTTCATAAAATGCCGGAAGTCCTGAATGTGGCTTTTATAGAGATTAGCAAAGTCACGCCACAATATCGGTTGACGTTCAGCAACATCACATTCGGCACAGTGTAAAGCATACGCGGCAGATAACAATTCGGCTATATCAGCATCGGACATAAAAGCACCGCCTTTCTATATGGATTCCGGGAAGGATCCCGGTATTGAGATTATAACACGGCGGCAGCAGTCAAAGAAAGGAGTTCAGGATATGAAAACAGCAACAGAAGCAGCAAACAAGGCGGATCCGATTGCAATAGCGGCTATAAAAATGGCAGAGGAAAACGGCTTGACGCTTTACGAAATGATGATGATCCCGGAACTGATCGAAAGCAGGATCAAATATTCATTACGGGGGGAAGAATCGCCCTATATAACGAGAAAGCCCCCGATAAAGCCGGGGGAAATCTCTAAATGATTTTTTCTTCTGGTTCACAGAATTTGTTATGCGTGGTTTTGACGGAGTTTTTTATACAGTCGGCGAGGATCTGTATTTGTACGTCGTCAAGCCTTCCGGCGTTCTGATTGTCAATTTCGTTCACTAACTCATTATGTAGACATTTCAAAACGTCGGCAATTTCCACATTAACCATATTAACGCCCCCTTTCTACATCGCAATTATACCACGACAGCAGGAGAGGGGGAAATAAGAAAGAGAGGATCAAACCATGATGAAGCCGAATGATTTTTGTGTTAATGACGTAAAATTCCGTTGCGTATGGGGGAGCCTGACAACGTGGGACGCACTGAACGAAATTCAGAAAGAACGGAAGGACAAGATTGTTTTTTCTGGAACGGTAGAGGAAAGGGGCGAAGGTTCCCGATATGCGTTCTTCCGGGATGACGAACAGGGAATAAATTATCTGATTCCGATTCAGGAAAGCGGGCAGCAGACGCCGGAAAATGATATTTTCAAGTCCGCCGTCCATTGGTGGGGCAAGGAAGCACAAACGGACATGATGATCGAGGAAATGGCAGAACTGACAAAGGCTATTCTGAATGAACGTCGGGGGCGGGATCACAATATCGCCGAGGAAATGGCGGACGTCAAGATCATGCTAGCACAAATGGAAATAATATTCCAGAACGCCGGGGAAGTAGAACAGAGATTCCGGGAAAAGGTCGTGCGGTTAGATCAGAGACTGCAGGAAAGACGGGGAGGGGCGGCGCATGAATGAGGAAAAGGACGTCCGGATCTGTCCGGTATGTGAAAGAGAAGTCGAACGGTCGGAAATGAATTTCACGAAAGACTGTCACGGGATCCCGTTCCGGCTTGTGTGTTGGGAATGTTACCTGAAACTTATGTCAAAAGGTTACGACGGGGAGTATTACGACGAACTGGACGAACAGATCGAACCGGATTATTGAGAGGGGCGGGGATATGAGCGAACGGAAAGAAATCACGAAAAACTTTCAACACTTACAGAAGCATATATAAACCCGAATGACGATCCGCGTATATATTACGCGAAAGAAGTCACTTTTGACTATGCGACAAGTCACGCCGTCCGCGTTGATTTTATGAAATTCAAACCTATAAATAACACGGTTTCAGGAATCGAAAAGGGAGATTTTTATTGTTACGAAGTGAAATCGGGAGAAGATGACTTTAATTCAGGACACGGGTTAAATTTTATCGGAGATTACAACTATATCATAACGGAAGCGGAAACATACGAAAAAATCAAGAACAAAATTCCGCATTATGTAGGCGTTCTAATTCCAAGTAGCGATCCGTGGAGGTTTTTGGAATCAGTAAAAAAGGCAAAGCGGAAAGACAGAGAAAAGCCGCTGCCTGAAATGCTTTTAATGATGTATAGATCGGCGCAAAGGGACAGAGATAAAACGAATCATTGAAGGGCGAGGACATGAGCGAACAGGGGAACGGGACGCCGTTAGAAATCGGATTATCAGTCGATCGGGCGACGGCAGAGGACGCCCTGCGGATCCTGAACTGGTATTTTGACGAACGCCCGGATCAATACCTGATCCAGAAGCCGCGAACAGTCTATGACAGCGAAGGAAACGCCCGGACGACAGTTCGGTATCTGATAAAGCAAAGAGAACAGGAAGAAAGCGAGGAATCAAACCATGATAAACAAAGCACTATTCAGCAGTAAAACGGATCAATGGGCGACGCCGCCGGACTTTTTCGCAGAACTGGATCGGGAATTTCATTTCGATCTGGATCCATGCGCGGACGAATCGAACCACAAGACGCCGGAATATTTCACGAAAGAGCAGGACGGACTTCTTCAGGATTGGAGCGGGCGGCGCGTGTTCTGCAATCCGCCGTATGGACGGGCGATCGCGGCGTGGGTAGAAAAGGCATACAGAGAGGGGACAAAGGACGGAACGATCGTCGTTATGCTGATTCCGGCGCGGACTGACACACGGTATTTTCACGATTTTATTCTACATAGATCGGAAATCAGGTTCGTTCCGGGGCGGTTGAAGTTTGGGGGGGGGCGTCTCAAAGTGCGCCGTTCCCGTCAATGGTCGTAATATTCCGGGGCGCGGGTATGTAGCACGATGACGGCAGCAGGACGGAAAGGATCAAACCATTATGAAGGTATCTGAATTTTTGAAAAAAATCGGGACTATCACACAGGCGGAAATCTGGATCGAATTCAAGGAAAACAAAAAGGACACAGATCCGGATCTGGAACGCCTGACAGAGAACACGCCGGAGGAAAAGGCGGATCAGGTCATCGAACGGGTGTCAGGATATACGCTTCAGGAAGTAAACCTGAACGAAAACGCCGTGACTATTTCGGCGGTAAAGATAGAAAAGCGGACGCCGAAGCCGAAGCCTGAAAAGAAACAGGAAGAAAGGCGGGAGGAACAGAAACAGGCAATCGCGGAGGAATTGGAACGTCTGGATCAGGCGGTCGCGGTTCTGATAGAAACGATTGTCGCCCCGTTCCGTCGTCCTGGACGGAGCGCGGACGGAAAGCGCGGCGGGATTCTGGCAGCATTAAAGAACGCGCGGGCAGCAGTCCGCCGGATCCTGACACGGATATTCAGGAAAGGCGGGGAAGAACATTGAAAATATTAGATCTGTACTGCAAGGCAGGGGGGGCGTCGGCGGGATATGTACGCGCCGGGTTCGAGGTCGTCGGCGTTGATATTGTGGATCAACCGAATTATCCGTATGAGTTTATCAAAATGGACGCGATCGAATTCCTGAAAACGCAGGATATTTCAGAATATGACGCGATACACGCGTCCCCGCCCTGTCAGGCACACACAAGGGCGAAACACTTATCGGCGGCGCGGAACGGCGGGAAATACAGAGATCACAAAGATCTGATTCAGGCAACACGGGAATTATTACAGAAAACAGGAAAGCCGTATGTGATCGAAAACGTCGTCGGCGCGCCGCTTATAAAGCCGATCGCATTGAACGGGACACAGTTCAAAAACATATACACGCAGCGGCGGCGGATGTTTGAAAGCAACATCGAATTGAAAGAACCTGATCGTCCGTACATCAAAAAGAAAACGCCGACGGCGGGAAACGGGTTCGGTCAGGACGGATTTATTTCAATATGCGGATCCGGCGGCGTCCGGGGGATGAACGCGAAGCAGATTATTCTTTATTGGGGGTTCGCGTTGGGCGGCATAGACTGGATGACACGCGCGGAACTGGCGGAAGCGATCCCGCCCGTATATACGGAATTTATCGGGAAACAAATTATTGACTACATAGAGAGGGGGCGGCGGAATGAACATCGGGGAACGCCTGAAACGAATCAGGAAAGAAAAGGAAATGACGCAGGACAGCGTGGCGGAACGCGCAGGAGTTACGGCGACGTCAATTTCACGTTGGGAGAACGGGGAACGGGATCCGACATTCCGGGACGTTGAAAAGGTCGCGGCGGCGTTGGGTGTCACAATGGAAGAACTGACACGGGAGCCAAAGAGAGGGACAGGGCTTCGGAAAATTATTGACGGGAAACTGTACGACACAGAAAACGCCCGGATCCTGTTCACGTTCAGGCGCAAGTATCAGGATCCATTGAACCCGCTATTTTTCGGCGAAAACATGGTTTCTAATGCATGGGAGGACGCGGAGTATCTCAAAACAGAACGGGGCGCGTATCTGTATTACTGTCCGAAAAGGAAAGACCTTCAAGTCGTGACGGGAAAAGAGGTCGCGGACACGATCCGAAAACTGGACGCGGACGCATATATCCGATTATTCGGTCAGGTTGAGGAAGGATAAATTTCAAACATTCAAAGAAAGAGAGGATCAAAAAATGGGAAACAGTTTAGTTGATTTATTCAGATCGGAAACGAAATTCGACGTCAAGGCGTCGGAAATGTACGGACTTATGAGGGAAGCGACAAAAGCGGAATTTTTGCTGAACGCGGTCAAATGCGACGTTCCGCACACATACGCCCGTCAGATTGCGACAGGCGAAAAAGAGGACGCGCCGTTCATTGTGACGGGGATTGATTTATCGGCGGGGAAAGATTGGACGCCGGGGCAGCAGGACAGCGTTCAGGAACAGGCAGCGGAAAACGCGGCGGGGGCAGCAGGACAGGACGTCAAGTCAGGATCCGGATCCGTTGGAATCGTCAGGAAGCACGAACAGCGCGTCGAATGGATCGATATTCAGGACATTATCAGAAAAGGACGCGCGGGCGTATCGCTTCCGCCCGGAACGGAAATCAATTTCACGTTACAGAATGGGGATCAGGCGTCCGTCATCGTGGTGGGCGTGGATCATTACGAAAAAGGCGACTGCGTGTTCTGGTTCCGAAAGATCGTCGGGCAGCATTGCATGAACAAAAAAGACACAAACAAGGGCGGATTCCCAGGCGCGGACGATATGCGCGAATATCTGGAAGAAATTTATTCCATATTGCCGGACGAATTAAAGTCCGTGATTGCATTACATAAGACCGTCCAGAAAATAGACGGCGAAACGGCAGAATGTAAAGGTCGCCTGTTCCTTATGTCAATGTATGAGGGGCGCGGCGCGAATAATTGGTCGGAGTATAACGGAATAGATAAACAGTTCCCGTATTTTGAGGATCGCATAAACCGGATCG